GATGAGAATTGACTATTTATGGAGCGCTGACAATACAGTGCATGCCATTAATTGCTTAATTGATGGCGCTGCTTTGGAAGTGGGCATCCTTTGTCTTGTTTCTTGCAGGGAAACGACCATTAGAATAAGCAACGAAAATCATTCAATGCTGATTGAAGTGCCACCAGAATTCCGCTCTTCTCACGAGCGAGTGAAGGTGTTCAACGCATTGTTAAACATTCTCGATCATGAGCAAATACAGCTTCCTAGTTCAAACCAAGACTGAAGGCTATTTCGAGCTGCTGCCTGAAATTCGCCTAAAGAAATATGGCAGTTGGCTTGTTGCTGAATCCATTGAACAGGAGGAGATCAGTAAGCTGCAAAGCCAAGCTACCATTCGTGCCGTTCAGCTCGCAAAGCGCATTGCTGCCTCGCGTGAGATTCCTCTAGATGAGGCCTTTGCACTGCTGCAGGGCGGCGGCTCCATTTCAGAAGCCGAGCTGCTCTCTGAGTTCACAGAGGAGACACTGAGCATGATCACCAGCGGATCGTCGGTGGAAGCCACCAACGCTCGCATGGTCACTGCCTTCATCCGTTCTCGTGGACAGGGCCTCATTGATGGCGAATGGCAAGATCTTGGCGATTGGGAGATCGAAGACACTAAGAATCTTCCTCGTAAAGCCATTGCAAAAGTGGTTGAATTTATTGCTGAAGAGCAAAACGCTGAGACGCAGGAGGCTGTAGAAGCAAAAAAAGCAGTGAAGAGGAATTCTCCTCAGTAGCAGAAAAGCTTGAAGCGCAAGCCAGGAAGCAGCTTAAGAGCCTGACAGATTGGAACGAAATCTATTTCAGGCTCTCAGCTTCTGACTTTAAGGACGAGCGATGGAGTGCTAAAAATTTTGGCCTCCAGAAGCTTGATGACGTTAAGCGTGCGCTGAAATATCTTGATCGTCATGACATTGCAAAATACAATGTTGCGAGTGTTGCCGTAGCCAAGCTTGGCACAATGGCAGCGGGAATGATGGCGGGAAGAAAGAGCAAAGTGAAGCCTGAGGATTTCTTGCCGTTTGATACCAAACAACTTAAGAAAGAAGATGGCGTGACGGACGCAAGCTTGATTGTTCTGCAGCGTTTAATGAAAACGAGAAGAATGGACGGGCGTGTTATTGCATTGCTTGCTGATGAAATGAAGGCCTTTGCTGGGCGCAACCAAGAACAATGATTATAGAATGAAGGGAATGTAGACATAGAGACAGATGGCTCAAGACGCCGAATTGAAGCTGAAGGTAAGTCTTGACCTGGCGTTCTTTAAACAGGAATTAAATAAGATTGGCACCCAGCTTAGCGGTCAGCCATTGCAGCTCAATATTCAGCTAAATAAAAAAAGCATTGCAGATCAATATCGTTTATTAGATAGATATTTCAGTCGTAAAAGCCTCACGATCAAGCTTAATGATAGTCAGGTTATTGCAGCAAGAAAAAATCTAGGGACACTTAATCAAAGTCTTGCTACTTTCCGCAGGGCAGTAGCCACTCCGATTGAAATCAAAGTTAAATACAAAGAAGAAGGCAAACCTCCTGTTGGCATTGGTGGCACAGCGTCACGGGCTATCACTGGACGAGTGGCGGGAACACAAGCATTAGAAGGTAAAAACAGGGCTGAATTACAGAAAATCTATGGCTTGTTTCGGGAGGCTAATCTTCGTGTTGGCAAGCTTAGTAAAGGACTTGCGAAATCTAGTGCGGACGAGATAAGGGATGCCTTAATCCCGGCATTTAGCGACAGCGGAGAAGAAGCCGTTAACGGTCTCGCTGCAGGATTGAAAAACGGATCTTCAAAAATTGCAAAAGCAGCAGCAAGGTTAGCAAGCGATACCATTCAAGTTGTAAAAGATGTCTTTGGCATTGCTTCTCCATCGAAAGTCTTTAAGGCAATTGGTGAAGACGTTGGCAAAGGCTTTGAGCTTGGCGCTATTGCGTCTATGAATAGAGCTTTTGACGCTCTTGAAAAAAGTCTTCAGCAAAGACTAGGAAAATTACAGGCGATGATGCAACCCCAAGCATCTCGCAGGGGAGCGTTTCCTTTTGTCGCAAAATCTGGGCCTATTGAAAGCAAGGTCCTAATGGAGGAATCGGCATCTCTTGCCAAACAAATTGATCAAGTGAGGGCTCAGTTAGCTCAAACGCAGCAGCGTCGTCAGCTTTTCCGTGAGGGAGCGTTGTCTTTTCAGCGCGAAACATTAGCTCAATCTGCAGGCAGAATGCTTCCCGCTGGCGTGTCAGCGGCTCCCAGGGTAAGTGCGCAAGATATAGTCACTCAAAATTTTTACAAGAGCATGCAAGATGCCCAGCGCATGTTGCAAGAAAATTTCGCGGCCAATAGTTACCTCCCTCGCGCCACTCGCATGTTTGCTGATTCAATGCAGCAAGCATCGCAAGGAATTAAGGCAATCGCTGGAGCTCGCGCCCCAATCGCCGCATTGCCTTCTGCTCAAATGATTGAGCAGCGGAAGTTCCAGTCTGCAATTATGCAGGCCATTAAAACTGACATGCAGAATGCTTTGCGTCAGCAAATGCAAGGGAGAATGCTTCCCGCAGCGGGACAAAGTTCTTACAGGAGCCAGCAACAGAAAGAGCAGCAGCGTTTCCAAGAGGCGATCAACAAAGCTGCTGCCATTGATGCAGAAAAAGCTGCTATTTTTGCCGCTCGTCAAGCCAGAACTCAGGCCGGTGAGATGCTGAGGCAAACACGCGCTCAAATGAGAGTGTCAGCTTTGCCCGCTGCTGGGCAATCATCGTTTGGCTTGATGAAAGATCGCCAATTGCAATCTAGTCTTGCGAACATCGGAGCATTTGGACGTCAAGAAACAGGAGGAGTGCAAGGGATTATTGCTAGCGGAAAAGGAAGTATTTTTGAAAAACTTAAGGCTAGTGCAATTGCTTTTGCGCAAAACGCTCCAACCGTCATTAAATATCTCAATTTATTTCGCCCCGAAAGGATTAGTGTTTCTGACCTGCCATCAGCGCAAGAGGGGCCGGGTCAGTTTGTCCAGCGAATTTCTCAGCAATTGAAAGAAGGATTGTTTGGCCCCGGCACAAGGCCTGCTCAGTCTCGTCAATTTTTTGAGTTCGGACAGGGTGCTCAACTACCTGGGATGCCTTTGCAAAAAGCTTTACCACCCATCGGCGGTTCGGGCGGCGCAGACCGAGTGAGAGGGATGGGCCAGCCTCCTCAAAGAGGAGGCGCAATTGTTCCATTTGCGCCAGCTACGCGACTGCCAGAAGGGTATTTTGAAAGTGCCAAAAAATATAGTGCTGCGCTTGAAATGGCACGAGCCACTTCGGCTAAATTCACTGCAAGCCAATTGCCATTGGTCGGAGGATTAAGAGAAGTTGCGAGTGAATTTGGCTTTGCTATTAAGCAAGTCTTACTGTTTGGCACTGCGTATAAAGCGCTTGCTTTTGTGCAAAGCCTGCCGGGGCAAATTCTTAATGCAGCAAAAAGTCAGCAGCAATACAATAACGCCCTGCAGACTGCCACGCAAGACACCGGCACGTTTGCAAAGGAGCTTTTATACGTTGATAATGTTCAACGGGCATTTGGCTTAAATCTTGAAACCACTCGAACTGGCTTTACGAGGCTTTATGCTTCCATGGCTCCTACGGGCTTTGATTCTGGCTCCATTGAGAAGCTATTCACGGGCATCAGCGCAGCCACTGCTGCATTGCAACTGACACCTGACAAGGCGGAGCGCGTCATCTACGCCTTTGGGCAAATGGCAAGTAAAGGCCAAATCATGAGTGAAGAGCTTAAGGGGCAATTGGGCGATGTGCTGCCTGGGGCTCTTGCAATCTTTGCAAAAGCCGCTGGTATGTCCGTCAAGGAATTCAATAAGGCAATGGAGGATGGAGAGTTTGTTGGCAGCAAGTTTAGGGATACGTTTGCAAAAGTGGCCGATGAACTAATGAAGCGCTTTGGTACTGGAGCGCAAGCAGCAGGAAAGTCATTGCAAGGTTTGTTGAATACTGTTCAAGGCGATTTTCAGCGCACTCTTGAAAGCTTCGCGCCATTAGCGAACGCTGCAGCGCAAGCAATTCTTGGCCCCCTTGGTGGATCACTGAAGCAATTGTCAATGTCTGCTCAAATCGCTACTGGCGAGATTGAGCGCACATTTATGCAGCTCAAACAAGCGCAGCAGGATCTCGGGGACTTGCGTACAGGCGGTGCTGACCCAGGCGACATTAGAGCGGCTGAACAAAATGTAGCAGCGTTAACGGCTCGATATAAGGTTCTCCAGAAAGCGGCGCAAGATCCGGCTATTGCCAAGCAGGCTCAAGATATTCAGTCGTTCACTCAAGAGCTTGCTAAAGCCGGTACGTTTGTGATGAACATGGCAAAGGCAATTGGCGGCGTGTTGTCTCCAGTTTTAAATATTCTTGGCACTAATTTAACCACTGTTATCAGCCTTGTAACTTCTTTTTACATTGGATTCCAAACTGCACGCTTGGCGGCGATGGCCTTAATGGGAGTGCTCTTGCTTTATCGGGGCCTTTCTGCCCTTTTAGGGTTTGGTGTTGCAACGCAACAAGCAACTGCATTGGCAGGGGCATTTAATATTCTTGGCGTCAGCGCTTCTAGAGCGCAAATACAAGTGGTTGGGCTCAGGCTTGCGTTGACTGCTCTTGTTGCGACAACTGTTATCGGCGCTGTTGTTGCTGGCATTGTTGCTATTGCCGGCGCATTCGCAACAATGAGCGATAGGGCTAAAGAAGCAGCACAATCATCTAGGGATGCAGCAAAAGCTGCTGTTGATGCTGCCGCAAGCGGAAATGTCGCGGGTGCTCAGATGAGCATGCAAAATATTTTGGCTCAAAGTCGCGCAGATAAAAAAGCATTAGAAACGCTTCGCAGTCTTCGTTCTAGATCTACTGCCCTTCAGCGAGAAGGGGGATTCTCTGTTTCGCTAACTCCAGAAGAAAGCGCTGCATTGCAGGGCTCTGAACTTACCAAAGGCATGCTTGGGGGAATCAGGGGTGGTCGCCGTCAAATGCAGCTTCCTACTGCTCAGCAAATGCAACGACTCCAGCAAGATTTTGGTCGGGTTGCGCAAGAGCAAAAAGTAAGTTTGCAAGAGGCAAAATCGGCTGTCACAACGGCACAGCAAGTGGCAAAAAATATTGGCCTCAATGTTCCGACTCCTTCTGCTATCAGTCCTGAAGCGGAAGCGTCAGACGAAAAGGCTAAACGAGCAGCCGAAAAGGCTGCGGAAGATGCTCGCAAGCTTGCCGATGACAAGCGCAAGTACGAAGCCGATTTAATGAAGATTAGCTCTCAGCAAGCTATAAATTTAAATGAAATGGAGTTTGACCATTGGAAGAATCTACAACAGGCAAAATATGATTTTCTTGAAGCTGGTCAAAATGAATGGATGAGTAGAGAGCTGAAATTTCAACGCGATCTTCAAGCGATTGAAATTCGCAGAATTGAAGCAATTCGCAAAGCTCGCATTGAAACCGTAAAAGCGGAAACCGATGCGCAAGCAAGCGCTTATGTAGCGGGAGATTCCGGCGTTGGCGGAGGTGCCGCTATGTTCGGCGCTACCGGGAGAGTATTCAATGCTCCTGGCTGGGTGCACGGTCATTTCCAAAACATGAACCGAGAGGCATTAGTTCAAGATACTGTTGAAGTGGTGATGAAGCTTCTGCAGCAAGGTGTTAAGCCTGAATTGGGTAGCGGACAAAAATTCACTACTGGAATGCAGCAAGCTCAAGTGGAGCAGTTAGTGCGTCGTGGCATTGCTTCGCATAAATCGTACGCGAGTGGAGTTGGGGCTATTGATGTGTTTGTTCCGCAAGGGACGCGAGTGCCAGTTGGCTTGTCAGGAGTGAGCAATCTCGGTGGCGCCGCTGGTGTTTCCGGGAATCTGCCTCGTGGCACGCAATTAATGCACCTCGATCCCAGCTCGCGCTCTGGAGCGGCTGGTGCAGCGCCTGCTGGAGTGCCTGCTTCAAGAATAAGAGCAGAAGCGAAGAAGGATTACGCTTCGGCGCTTGCAAGTCAAGAAGCAATTAATGCAAAAGAAAAAGAAAATCTTGCCACTAAATATGCAAATATTCAGGCGCAGCAAGAGCTCAATGTTCTCATTCGAGAATATACTGCTTCCATTATTCCCATAGAGCAGCAAAAGCTTGAAAATACTCTCTTGCAAAATCGCATTAGCTTAATCTCGTCCGGGGCGTTTGGAGATGCTCTTGAGACTGAACAGAAGATTAACGAAGCCAGAGAAAAAGCTGCTCTTGGCGTGCAAATGGCCAATGCTCAAATTGAGCAAAATAACAAACTGGTAAAAGATGGAATTATCAAGCAAGAAGAAGCAGATAAGCTCAATGCTTCTCAAGTAGAAAAAATTAAGCAGCTCACTCAGGGGCTTGAAGCTTACATTCCACTGTTAAGAGAAAGACTGAAGCTTGAGCAATCAAGCGCAGAAGCCATTTTGCGTGGTGAAATCACTCGCGCCACTCCCTTGGGAGGTATGGGGCTTTCGGCTGGATTCATTGGGGCCGCTGGCGCAAAGTATGAGGAGGCAATTGGGCGTGATGCCAGCGAAGAGGAAGCTTCTCGTGTTGCTGAATTCCAAAATCAACTTACGCTTCTTGAAGAAAGAAATGAAGCCATTAAGCAATCCATCTATGGCATTGGCAATGCTTTTGGCGAGGCAATGACCACGGGAGTTGCCAGTTTAATCACTGGCACTGCGACTGCCAAGGAAGTGTTTGCAAACTTCCTGCAAAGCGTGGGTCAAGCTTTGTCTCAAGCGGCTTCGCAGATGATTGCCACTTACATTGCCATTGGTATTGCAAAAATGTTTGCGGGCCTTGGCGGAGGCGGTGGAAATCCAGCAGGTAGCGGAGGAGGTATTTCAGACAGCCTTCCTGGAATACGACAATACGCAGGAGGCCTTGGAGGAGGTGGAGCACCCGGATCTATGCCTTTTGCGCCACCTGCGTTTGCGGATGGTGGCATTGTTACTGGTCCCACGCTTAGCCTCATTGGCGAAGGCAAATACAACGAAGCTATTGTTCCCCTCCCGGACGGTCGTTCCATTCCCGTGCAGCTTGGTGGACGCTCTGCTCGTGATCTCATGGGCAACGGCGCCCCAGGCATGCCTCAAGCGCCTTCTCTAAGCATGAAGTTTGAAACAACTAAGATTAATGGCGTAGAATACGTTAGCAGGGAACAATTAGAGCAAGCAATGGCAGAAACTCGTCGTGCTTCCATTGCTGGAGGCGCTAAACAGGGCATGTCAATGACGCTCGATAAAATTAAGCAAAGTCCCTCCACTCGCTCTCAAATTGGTATGCGCTAATGGCAATATTTCCTTCCATTAGACCAACCGGACGCTCTTATTCTCCAGGGCAATTTCCCACGAAGGTTTATCGTGGGCTTTCAGGGGCAACTGTCAAACGAGTATTTGGCAACCGCTCATTTGGTCACGTCATTGATCTTCAGTTTGAAAATATTTCTGACATCAATACAAAAGCCATTGTCGATCATTACTATGGTCAATATGGAAGTTATGAGCGCTTTACGCTTCCTGATGCAGTATTTTCTGGCATGAGCACAGCGCTGAAAGGCGCTGTGCAAGCACCAGCAAATATTCTGTGGGAATACGCCGAACCTCCGCAAGTAGAAAGCGTATTTAATGGGCGAAGCACTGTTACAGTGAGGCTGATTGGCGAACTCGATTATTCTGGCGTTTAATTATGATGCCTACAATTCGCGTGGCGCATTTCGCCTTCATTGAAACGGCAAATCGACGTAGCCATTACTATCAAAATTATTTCTTTGGTAAAGATTTTACGGCAGTAGCAATCCCTGGTACTGCTTCACCAGTGTATCGCCATGCACCTTTTGAGGCAAGAGGCTCTACGGCGGCGCTAGGAGGCGATAATCCCGCTCTTCAGCTCTTGTTTCCTCATACTGCTTTTGCCATTGCAATGGTTGAAGACGGAGAGGGCAATCGCCTTAGTAAGCTACAGCTAAGAACAGTGTGGATGGCTTCCAATGATATTTCTAATTACGCCAGCTATACAGTGGTAAATCAATATACGGAATACTATATTGGTGTTGGCGCTGCGTTTAGCGACACTACCATTGAACTTCGCTTCAGGAGCGCAATGGATAGTGTTGGGGCCTCGTTCCCAGCACAACAGCTAAACAGGCAAAACGTTGGAATTCTTCCGCTTAATGCAGACTTGCGCTTGCAATGATTAATGATCTGATTGGCCTTTCATATGAGCGAAGGGCTAGACCGTCTGATGGAGAAGGTAAAAGCGATTGCTTTATGCTTGTCTGTGAAGTGAGGAGAAGACTTGGGTTGTACGATTATGAAGATGATTTCAAGTGGGCTTACGATGAATACGATAGCGGTAATTTGCCAATAAAAAGAGTGATTAGATGGTTGTTTGAAAATGGAAAAAGGACAACAACTAAAGACGATGGAAATGTGGCGATTATTCTTCCAAGGCCTGGCGGTGAAATAGCAGTGGGGGTGGCTTATGATGGAGGGATAGTCACAGTTTCAAGGAATGGACGATCATATTGGTCTCCATCTTTTCCATCGTTGAAGCTGTTTAAAATGCTGCCTGATATTAAGCAATGAGACGCCTCCTTCCCTACGAACGCGCTCTAATTGATACGCTTGCGATCACGGAAGAGGAATATTTTCGTTTTATTGCTTATCAAGAGCAGTATAAGGACATTAAGGATGGCACTATCTTTGATGTAAGAATGGGCACTGGCGCTGAATGGGCGCTTGCCGCTGCAATTATTTCCATTGTTGGGACAGTTGCTCAGGTTGCGGCAACATTATTAGCGCCAAAGCCTCAAATTGATAGTCCAGATGCTCCCGGCAGTCGCCGTGAGCGGAGGTTTAATCCTCGATTTGGTTTTGATAGCGCTCAAGATTTGGCTCAATATGGCAGTCCAGTCAATCTTGTCTATACAGACATCGATACCAATCCCAATGGTGGTGTAAGGGCTGCCACTTCATTGCTGTGGTCTGCAGTGCATAGCTATGGAGCCAGGCAGTATATGCAAATCTTGGCTGCTGTTGGCACTGCTGATATTGTAGAAATCGCAGCGGAACGCATCGCCTTTGGTCAAACCCCTGCTCGACAATTCGTTAATACGGGCAACTGGTTCTACTTCCGTTCTGGCGGTCCCGTCACATTCAATAATCTTTTGAAAGGAGATGACCAAGATCCAGCGAGGTCTGGACGTGCATCAGTTGATATGGTTTACAAGCCATATATTGTTGCCCCAAATGCTTTCGACGGATTTAGTCAATCTTTTTCCCCGTCATCGTTTTCATCTTTTGGAATTGAAAGTCCCATCCCTATTAACGTGGACGTGTACGAAAGAGAAACGAACGGCAGTCCTAAGGGGAGCAACAATAGAATTACTGTTGCGCAAAGAGGCGCCTATTGGCCTGGTATTTATGGGACATCAAGACTACCGTTTCCCATTGGTCATCGAATTGTCTTAGAAATTGCAAAAAATGATGGCAAAGGCAACATAGCAGAAAAACAAGCAGAAGAGGATCGCCTTGTGGCGGCATCTTCCATGGACGTGGCAAGTATTTATAAGCTTGGCAGTGCAAAATTTAAGGTGGTGGCAATTGATGGTGATGATGATTTGGATTCCAAGAGATTGAATGTCACACTGGAATGCTTTGATGATACTGGTGGAGTCAATGGTGGCTATGGGCCGCTTGAAGACTATGCCACCCAAAGTGTAGGAGATCAAGAGCAAGAGCTTAGTAAATTACTGCCAACGCTAAAAGCAAATCTTAAGGCGAAAGAAGACCAACTGGCATTAAACATGCCAATTACAATTACCAATTTAACCGCATCGCAACAAAGAGCTTTCTCGGCATTCAACAAGGAAATTGATACAATTGAAGGCTTGGTCGATGACATTGCCTATGTCGTTAGGACGCCATCTCAGATGGACGAATACGTACTAGAGAACAGAAATTTATTTCCAGGGGAAATCATTAAACTTGCGGATGATATAAATACGCTTGAGAATGAGATGGAAAACGAGCGTGAAGAAATTGTAGAGGAGCGCAAAAGGCCAAATCCTAGAGCTAGTGAAATTACAAGAAGAAGAGTAAGAATTGCAGACTTAAAAGTTACGGTTAGGGGCTTGAGAAAGAAGCTTGAGTTTTATATTCGGGACAGAAACTTTGCGGATCAAAAATTATTTAACTATCTATCAAGTATTGAGACCGTTGTCAATGATGTGCAGCGGCAGTTTTCACGAATAGAAGGCTATCAAGTTATAAATGATACAGACTTGTCTGACATAGTAAAAGACCGTAGAGCGCTTGGCGCGTTAAATGCGATAGAAGAAAGGCGCATTCTCAAAAGAGTGAGAAACAGAATGCGTCAAATTGAAAGCAGGATTGCCAGTCTCATTCAAATTGACTACCCTGCGATGGACAGGAGGAATCAAGCTCTTGCCAATGAAATTTCTTCCATTCAACGCCAAATTGCCGCAATTGAAACTGAGTTAGCAAGCCCGGAGTCGCTTAATGACTATCTCGCTACTAAGTGCCTGGTGAAAATTTCTCAGGCATCGTATGAAACCATTTCAGCCTGCAAAGTGGTTAATTTTGCAATCAAAGGCAAGGCATTTATGCGCGTACAAGGACGGCAAAAGACATACGGAGAAGTGAATGTAGATGGCTATCGCAATTCCGATAATGGCTTGAAATTTAGGAGCGCATTTTTCTTAATGTTTACAAAAGAAGCAAGCGCTCCTGATTCAAGCTGGAGGCTAGTTCCCCGCGTGTTTGTTCTGCGCAGAGCTGCCGATAATGAATTCTTTTTCCCAATTTACTTTGATGCCCCAGACAATACAAAGCGCTGGGCGTTTAGATTTGAGCCTGTATTTGACGTGCCGTCAGAAGCCCTTAAATATGGCGCATTAAGATTCGCCTATTTAAATGCAGGGCAAAATTTAAGCGCTCCCAATAGCATCGATATTCCGGGCATCCCAGGAGCGAAGGTGCTGTACTTTGGCTCAGATAGGGCTCCAGGAAGGAATAATCTTCCTCCTAAGAATAAGAGTCCTTTTGCTCTTGATGAATGGGCGCTATATTCCCCTTCGATGGTATTAAAAGCCAGTGGCAACAGGGATCGTATTGCCGCTTGCTCTTCCGATTGCAATATTCAATTTTCTTTTGATTCCGGCCCAGAGTTTGAGATTACAGCAGTAACCGAGCAACAGAATGACCCCAACTACGCGGTAAATTATCCAGACATTTACGCTGGCATGTCGCTTGCTGGTTTCAATTCTTTCAGCGGCAAAGAGATTAAAAATCTCAAGTCTTTAAGCGTGTTTGTAACAAAAGGCAAAAGGCTTAGGCGAATCACCGGGCCGGACACCAATGGGCTATCTTCCTATCCCATTAATCCAGATGGGCAAAGTAATTATGCTCCCGATATTTTCCTTGACACCGTGCTCGACAAGCAAAATGGCATCGGTCAATTTGCAGATCCAGCGGGTATTGACATTGATCAACTTGGCATAAGTAAAAGAATGTGCAGAGCAATGGGATATTTTATGGATGGAGTGATTGCGGATGCTCGTGCATGGCGTGAATTTTGGGCTGAAATTGCTCCCTATAGCATGTTAGAATTTGCCCGTATTGGTGGACGAGATACGTTGATTCCGGCATTGCCAGTTGATGCGACCGGTAGAATTTACAGGCAAATCACTATTAGCGCGTTATTTAATCAAGGGAATATTCTAGAAGATAGCTACAAAGAGGAATTTCTTGACTATGGAGATTCAACTCAAGACATCATTGCAACAGTTATTTACAGGGCTCCTGAGCGTGATGGTGTCTTCCCGCAGAACACAAGCTTAACACTTAAGCTTGCTGACGCAGACGAAAACGATGCAAGGCGAGTGAGTTTTGATTTATCTCAATTCGTAACTTCTCGCACTCAAGCATTGCACTATGGGATGATGATGTGCATGCAAAGGCGATACGTTCGCAGAGCTGTGGAATTCAAAACATTCCCAACTGAGGCGCCAGTAAAACCTGGCGCGTATATTTACGTGCAAACAGACGAAAACCGTTGGGACAACATTAAAAGCGGAGTAGTAGAAGAAGGTGGAGTATTGAACCTTCCATTGTCAGAAGAGCCGATCAATGGCACGTTTAGTGTTCTCATCTACGATGGGGCGGATGAAGTGAAGAGCTTGCCTTCTGTAAATGTGTCCAACAGTGTCGCAACAAGTCTTGCCGCCAATAAGGGATGGCTGTTTGTTCTTGGCACTCAATTAACAAGCAAAAGAGTATTTAAAGTGGTAGAAGTAGAGATGGACGAGCAGGGAGAAGTAACTATCAGAGCAAATGAACACCCATGTGTAGAAGAAGGTGGCATTACGCGTTCTTTAATCGCTCGGCAAGCCGAGAGTTTGTTCACCATTGATGGGTGACATAATCTAGAATTTTGCTATCATAAACAAAAAGCTTTAAGACAATGCCTTTTTATACTGGTCGCACTGGCAAGCTGCGTCTTGGTGGCAGTGAAGTGTCAAAGGTTCGCAACTGGACTCTTGATACATCCGTGAATATGCTGGACACCACGGCACTCGGAGATAGTGCCAACACATTCACTCCTGGGCTGTTTAGCGCCACTGGCAGCGCTACGTTGTCTTATTACAACGGCGACGCTACTGACGTGACGAATCTTCTTGAGCGGATCACCAAGACTGGTGCCGTCACTGAAAGTGATCGTGTAAATCTTACTTTTGAAGTGGGCACAAGTCAATCATTCAATGCTGATGCCTACATCAATAGTGCAAGCATTACTTCTTCCACCGATGAGCTAACTACTGTGTCGTTCAACTTTACCATTGACGGTCCCCTCGACGCAGTGGTGCTCACTGGCACCACTTGATAGGAAACTTAATTTACAATCTGCATTGTTCGTACAATGGAAGAATAGTCGCTGAAGCGAGATGACGTTTTTTGTTGGCCATACAGGCGCTATCAAGCTTCAGCGAGGAGGTGAAAATGTTTTCACGGCTAATGTTTCGGCTAGCGATGTCAATACCACATTAAATCGCTTTAGCTTTGACGGCAGTGAAGATAATTTGCTTACTGGTGATCTTCTTGAAATTACCACGGAAGATCCCAGAGGGCTTTTATTTATGCCAGCAACATTCTGGAGTGTTCCAGGGCCAGATGTTGATGGCTATAGCGCAGTGGTGTGGTCATCTGGAAGTACAGCGGGACTTCCCGATTGGTTGGACGATGAAATTAGTACGACTAGCGATCTGCCTCCTGATGGATACGACGAATTTAGACTAAGTGATTTTGTCATTCAAAGCAATATCAGGGCTTATGCCCATGTAAACCAGGCTGGTGGTATCCGCCTTTTTGAAATTTTTGGTGATGCCATTAATAATGAACGGGCAGATGAATATGCACTTGCCCAGTTTTATGGCGAACCCATTGAAATCTCGGTGGCGGTAAGAGATACGAGATATAACACGCTTGGTTCTGTCACATCGTTTGAAATCAATACTGACAGAGGCGCGATAGAAACGACAAGCTTGTCTGATCGATTTAAGCAGCAATATTCCGCTGGACTATTAAGCGGAAATGGCAGTATTGAGTGCTTATTTAGTTATGAAAACATTGGGAACCAGGATATTCCATTATTCTTGTTGCAAGTAATCAACCGACTAGAAATAGGCAGCAGCTTCAAGTCGTTGCTTTCCTTGTCTTCAGTAGACAAAACTCCCACTTTTAGGGAGGAAGTGTATTACGAAATTGAAGCAGTTGTCACCAGAGCTGGAGTGACTGTCACCTCTGATGCCTTGGTCGCCTGCTCGGTCGATTTTGTGACAACTGGCGAATTCAGGCTGCGAGTGGGTATTCCCCCCGAATACATCTTGAAAGAGGATAACGACGCTATTTATCTTGAGCAGGGTCTTGATTATCTCCTGAAAGAACTGACCGACTAACAAGGCGAAGAGAGGCGGGCAATAATAGCTATTATCGAGAGAGACTAGACTGTATTTAGCACTGCCTTTTTGAGAGATGGCCGATCAAAGAATTACGGAACTCGTCGAACTTCCTCAGGGAGGCGTAGCGTTTAATGACGTATTGCCCATTGCAGACGTTAGCGCTAGTCAGACCAAGAAGGTGCAGGTTAAAAGCCTGATTCAAGCGGGCTTTAATGTCGCCGATGCTGCAACGCTTGACATCTCAAAAATTAATCAGACCAGCGTTGCAAAACTCACTGGTGTTTCCATCGCCCCGAATACGCTTACTTATGACAAGATTCAGCAAGTAAGCGCAAATAAGCTCCTTGGGCGCAGTGCTTCCACTGGCAATGTGGAAGAGATTGATTGCACTGTTTATATTCGCACTCTTCTTGATGATGCAAATGCTGCTGCCGCTCGCTCCACTTTAGAGCTTGGCGTGGTTGCCACTGGCAATACTATCAACACTTCTCTTCTTGAAGATTTAAGCGTCACCACTGGCAAGATTGATAATTTGGCGGTCACGGCAGGCAAGCTTGCTAGTGATGCAGTAGAGACTGTCAAAATTCTGAATGGAGCCGTTACTTCTGCCAAGATTCAAACCAGCGGAATTACGGGCGTCAATATCAGTGCAGGTGCCATTGATACCGTTCATTTAGCGGCTAATGGCGTCACCATTGCCAAGATGGCGGCCAACTCAGTTGGCACTACGCAATTGGTGGATAGCGGCATCACGCAAGCAAAGCTTGCCGCTGACGCGGTGGCAACTATTAATGTTGCTGCCAGCGGCATTACGCAAAGCAAGCTAGCTGCTAATGCAGTGGCGACAATTAATCTTGTTGATAGTGGCGTCACCTTTGCCAAGCTCGCTTCAAACAGTGTTAACACTATCAATTTGATTGCAAGTGGTGTTACGCAAGAGAAGCTCGCCGCCAATAGTGTTGCAACTGTCAACATTATTAGCAGTGGGATTACGCAATCGAAATTAGCAAGTGATGCGGTTGCGGCAATCAATATTATTGACGGCGCCGTTACTTTGGCCAAAATGGCTAGCGGTAGTGTCAATACTGCGCAACTGGTCGATAGCGGCATTACTCAAAGCAAGCTAGCGAGCGGATCTGTTGCAACAATTAACATTGCCGATAGCGCGATTACGCTTGCAAAGCTTGCCAGTAATAGTGTAAATACTTCGCAAATTATTGATAGCAGCGTTACGCAAAGCAAGCTAGCTGCCAATGCAGTGGCGACTATTAATGTTGTTGATAGCGGCATCACTCAAAGTAAGCTTGCTGCAAACAGTGTTGCGACGATCAACATAATTGATAGTGGCATTACGCAAAGCAAGCTTGCAAGCGGATCAGTTGCCACCATTAATATCATTGATAATGCCGTTACATTTGCCAAAATGGCGAGCGGCAGTGTTAGCACCGCCCAGTTAGTAGAAAGCGGTGTTACACAAGCCAAGCTGGCCAGTGGGGCAATTGCGACCATCAATGTTATCGATGGCGCGATCACGCTTGCCAAAATGGCGAATGGAAGCATCAATACAGCACAGCTTGTTGATAGCGGCGTTACGCAAGCAAAATTAGCTGCAAATGCAGTGGCCACAGTCAACGTGGTTGACAGCGGAATCACTCAAAGCAAGCTGGCTGCAAACGCAGTAGGCACTATCAATATCATCGATAGCGGCATCACTCAGTCGAAGCTTTCTAGCGGAGCTGTTGATACTCTCAACATCATTGACGGCGCGATTACGTTTGCCAAGATGGCAAGCAATAGCGTTGGCACTTCTCAAATTGTCAATAGCGGCATCACTCAAGCAAAACTGGCTAGCGACGCTATCAATACGATCAATGTGATTGATGGTGCAATTACACTTGCCAAACTCGCGTCAAACAGTGTAGACACTGCAAAAGTTGTCGATAGTGGCATCACGCAAAGCAAACTTGCTGCTGACGCAGTAGCAACAGTTAATCTTGTCAATAGTGGCGTCACCCAATCAAAGCTTGCTGCCAATGCAGTAGCTACTATCAATATCGTTGATAGTGGTATAACGCAAGTCAAGATTGCCAGCGGAGCCGTTGACACTCTCAATCTCATTGATTCCTCTGTAACGCTCGCAAAACTAGCAAATAATAGTGTTGATACGAATCGACTGGTTGACAGTGGCGTCACTCAAGCTAAATTGGCGAGTGGGTCCGTCAATACGGTTAATATTATTGATGCTTCGGTGACGCTTGTCAAAATGGCAAGCGCAAGTGTTAACACTGCTCAGCTTGTTACCAGTGGCGTCACTCAAGAAAAGCTTGCCGCCAATGCCGTTGCAACTGTAAATCTTGTTGACAGTGGTATCACTCAGTCAAAATTAGCAGCCGGAGCGGTTTCTACTGTTAACCTTGTCGATAGTGGTATTACCCAGGTAAAGCTCGCAAGTGATGCCGTTAACACTGTCAATATTGTTGATAGCGCCATTACGCTCGCCAAGATGGCGAATGGAAGCGTCAACACTGCTCAGCTCGTTGACAGTGGAATTACGCAGGCAAAGCTAGCTTCAAACGCCGTCGGCACTGTTCAGCTAGTTGATAGCGGTGTTACACAATCAAAGCTTGCCGCTAATGCCGTAGCAACAATTAATATTGCCGCAAGTGGTATCACGCAAGAAAAACTTGCCGCTTCTTCCATTGCAACTGTCAACATTGCCGATAGCGGAGTTACACAAGCGAAGTTAGCCTCTGGAAGCGTGGCGACTATTAATATTCTTGATAGTGGAGTTACGCAATCCAAGCTGGCAAGTGACAGCGTTGCAACAATCAACATTATTGATAGTGCTGTTACTCTCGCGAAAATGGCGAGTAATAGTGTCGGCACCAATCAACTTGTCGATAGTGGTATTACGCAAAGCAAGTTAGCCGCCAATGCAGTGGCCACTATCAATATTCTTGATAGTGGAGTTACACAAGCGAAACTTGCCTCGAATGCCGTTGCAACCATCAATATTGTCGATAGTGGCATCACTCAAAGCAAGTTAGCGAGTGGATCTGTCGCTACGATCAACGTTGTCGATTCTGCCATCACTCTTGTCAAGATGGCAAGCGGCAGCGTTGGCACTGCGCAGCTCGTTGACAGTGGAATTACCGCCGCAAAAATTGCATCGGGCGCCGTCACAATTAGCAAGTTAAATCTTTCTTCAGGGGAGCTATCTGGCGCCGTAATCACTGCCAGCTCTATTCCTTCTGGAAGCTATGCAAGTGGCTCTATTCCTACTGCCGCCATTGCCGACAACGCTGTTACGTTTGCAAAAATTCAGCAAGTAGCAAGCGGAGTGCTTCTTGGTCGCACATCTGCTGGTAGTGGCAACGTAGAAACCATCACGCTGACAGAGGCCGGTAGAGCGCTCCTTGACGACGCTGATGCCAGTGCTCAGCGCACGACGCTAGGCCTGGGCACGATGGCAGTACAAGCGGCTTCTGGGGTGGCAATCACTGGTGGTACGGCCGTTCTTAGCAGCGGCACCATTAGTTACGCCACGATCAATGCCGGCGTGATTAGCGGCATCACGGATCTTGCCATTGCGGATGGTGGCACAGGAGCTTCTACTGCTTCTGGAGCCCGCACAAACCTTGGTTTGGCCATTGGTACTGACGTACAGGCTTATGACGCTGCCTTGGCTTCCATTGCAGGGCTTACCACTGCATCCGGCCAGATTATTTACACCACGGCTTCTGACACTTACGCCACTTCTGCGATCACTGCTGCTGGCCGCGCCATTCTTGATGACGCCAATGCAAGTGCACAGCGTACCACTCTTGGCCTTGGCTCGTTGGCAGTACAAAATACAGTAGCAAGCGGCAATTACGATGCCGAATCTATTGTCACTGCAGACATCGCCAATAGCGCGATTACCACTGCAAAGCTTGCTGATAGCGGTGTTACTACGATCAAAATTGCTGACGCAAATGTCACTGCGGATAAGCTTGCGAGCAATGCTGTAACCACTGCGAAGATTATTGACAGTGGCGTGACCACTGCCAAGATTGTTGACGCCGCAGTTTCTTATAGCAAGATTCAAGCTACAAGCGCTAGCGATGTCATTCTTGGTCGTTTTTCGGCAAGTGGTGGTACTTTAGAGGAAATCACTTGCACTTCTGCTGCTCGTTCAATTCTTGATGATGCGAGCATTTCAGACATTCGTGGCACTCTCGGCCTTGGCACGCTTGCTACACAAAACGGCACCTTCTCGGGGACTTCCACTGGTACCAACACTGGCGATCAAACTATCACTCTTTCTGGCGATGTCACTGGCACTGGCACAGGAGCATTTGCAGCCACCATCGCCAACGCTGCAGTCACTTCAGCAAAAATTAATGATGGAGCGGTTGTTACTGCAAAGATTAGTGATGACGCTGTTACCAGCGCCAAAATGGCAGATAATTCCGCTGCCGTTGTTGCCGGCTCTACTCCAGTGGGTAGCGGCGTTTTCATTGGCCAACAATGGCTTAATACTGGCACTAGTATTGAATACACCTGGACAGGAAGCGAATGGCTGCGGCAGTCTGGACTTTCCACTGCTGTAATTTCAGGCGATACTATTTACAGCTTCACCACTTCCTATCCTGATGCTTTTAGCGCGTCCATCATTCCTGCGTTAAACACGCAAGTTGCCACGCGCTTTTTTGCCGGTCCTGCAAGTGGTAGCGCTGACGCAGCTCCGACTTTCCGTGCCATCACGGCCGACGATCTTCCTAGGGCTACCACTGCAGACCTGGGTGTAGCCCAAGCTGGCACGGGCTTGGTCACTGTTAGTGGCATCTTTAACCATGCAAATAGCGTTGCATCTGGCGTCTATTACAAAGTGACAGTAGATGCACAGGGACACATCAGCGCAGGGGAGGCCAGTCTTGTTGCAGATGATATTCCGGCTCTTCCTGCATCGAAAATAACTACTGGTACATTTGGTAGTGGCCTTATTGCAGATGATTCTATTCTTGCTTCCAAGCTTGCCAATTATTCAGTGAGTCAGTTTGGCGAATCGCCGCCAATCGCTGATTTTATTGGTCAATTCTTCTTCAATCCGCTAGAAAAAGATCTTTATCTGTGGGACGGAAATGTCTGGAACCCCGTTGGTATTAGCGTCGGGGAAATTATATTTGGTGGCACGTACAATGCAAGTGGAAATGTCATAGCTAGCACAAGTAGCGATGGCGCCGCCGTTGGTTTAAGTGTTGGTCAACCACTGCCATCTCCATCGGCCACATTCAATCGTTATTACGTAGTAGTGGCAAGTGGTGGCACCGGTACATCACCTGCTCCTGAAACCACTCTTCAACCGCCAGATATTCTGCTTTGCAACGGCACTGCATGGACTGAAGTGGATGTTAGCTCCACCTATCTTTCCCAAACAGCCGCGCAGGTTTCATTCTCTCCTGCTGCAAATATTGCAAGTAGCAATGTGCAGGCAGCGATTGAAGAAGTTAGCACGGAATGCCGAAATGTCAACAATGTAGCGAGTGGCATTCTTGCCGTTGGCTATGGCGGCACTAGTTTTAACTCCTACACAAGAGGAGATATTCTCGTTGGCAGTGGCACCACTCTTATCAAGCAAGCAGTGGGTGCCAATGGCCAAGTGTTAACTGCAAATTCCGCTTTTGGCACTGGCGTTCACTGGGTCACTCCAGCAAGCGGCACTGTTCTTTCAGTGAGTGTTAATGCTCCACTCACTGTCGTCAGTGGATCGACCACTCCAGTAATTTCCATTCCTGATGCCACGACAAGCGTGCGTGGCAGCGTTCAGCTCACTGATTCCATTAGTACGACAAGTTCGACACTTGCTGCTACTGCCACTGCGGTAAAAAGTGCTTATGACTTAGCGAACAGTGCGCTACAAAGGGCTGGCGGCACCATCACTGGTGAAGTGGTCATTGGCACAACTGGCTCTCTTCTTTTCGAAGGAGCCACTGATAACGCTTTTGAAATTCAGCTTGCTGCTGCTGATGCCACTTCGGACAAGGTGATTACGCTGCCAGACACCACTGGCACCGTCATCACCACTGGTGATACTGGCACTGTCACTAATACGATGCTTGCTGGCAGCATTGCCGATACTAAACTTTCTACAATTTCTACTACTGGCAAGGTTAGCAATAGTGCCACTACTGCTACTAGCGCCAACACTGCGAGCGCAATTGTTGCTCGTGACGCAAGTGGTAATTTCTCCGCTGGCTCTATTGATGCCACTGTTGATGAAGGTACGTTCTGATCATTAAAAACAAAAGCCTTTTAGAATTGCAAAAGACTAATTAGTCTTCTGTGATTCCGAAAGGCTTTTAATTATGGCTGGTGTTCTTCAGCATCTGCGTTCATCGACGCTTAACAAGCGTCCTAATCCTGCCTCCATGGTTGATGGTCAAATTGCTATTAACTATGCAAGTGGTAGCCCTGGAGCTTTTTTCAAAGACACTAATGGCAATTTAGTGAAAGTGGGGCCTGTGCATGTTGGTGCAACAGCCCCAAATGTTAGCCCTGCAAGCGGTGGTACTGCTGGTAATAGTCTTGGCGAGCAATGGCTTGATACCAGCGGTGGCACGTATGTGTTCAAGATTTGGGACGGTGCCGCGTGGCGTAGTGAAGCCGGTGAGTTTGTGAATTCCACTGGCGACACCATGACTGGTTCGCTGACCATGGGGCCGTCAGCAAATCTTATTTTTGAAGGCAGTACAGACGATGGCTTTGAGACCACGCTGACTGTTGTTGATCCCACAGCGGATCGTACTATTACATTGCCAAATGTAAGCGGCACCGTGGTTACCACTGGCGACAGCGGAACTGTTACCAGCACGATGATTGCCGATGGCACCATCGTTAATGCGGATGTGAATGCATCTGCTGCTATCGCTGGCACAAAAATCAGTCCTGATTTTGGTAGTCAAACCATTCAAACAACTGGTGTTTTTAGTCATGCAGTTGGTTCTACTGGCGCACCTACTATTACATTCACTGGAGACACCAATACCGGCATTTATTCCCCCGGCGCAGACCAAGTGGCCATCAGTACTGGTGGGTCTGGCAGGTTGTTTGTGGATGCGAGTGGGAATGTTGGTGTTGGGGCGAGTTCGCCTACTCGTGCGCTGGATGTCAATGGTTCTATTCAGTTGCCATCAAATAATGCGCTTTATATAAATGGTTCAAATAATTATCTTTATGCAGATTCAACGGCAACCGAGCTTGCATCAGCCACTTTAATTAAGTTCGTTGCAAATGGCTCCGAACGCCTGCGCATCACCTCGGCAGGGCTCGTGGGCGTGGGGACTAGTTCGCCTAGTTATAAACTTGATGTTCAAGGAGGTGTTATTAGTGCTGGAAATGGCACAATTTACGGAGGAATTGGTTATTCAACTCGTCCAGAAATCGGTTCGCTTTCAAACCATGATTGTGGGTTTATGACAAACAGCACCACAAGAATGCTGCTGGATACGTCAGGCCGTTTAGGGATTGGTACTACGAGTCCTGCATACCCACTTCATGTTGTTGGTGCAATAACGTCTCGGAACGCAACGGCAGACATGGAAAACATGTCTATAGGCTTTACCGAGACAGGATCAGGCTTAAATTACAGCGTGAGGATCGGCCAAAAGGCAAATACTGTGCTTGCATTTGAAAAGTATGACGGAGCATGGCAAGAGACTGTTCGTATTGACGGCTCAGGGCGTTTAGGGATTGGAGTTTCAAGCCCTCAAGAAATTATTCACGCCAGTGGCAATATTCGCCTTGTTAATGGCGCCGGATTTTCATCTGCCAATTCTCTTATCAGTAAAATTGGTTCTTTTGCTGGTTCTGCAAACCAATTTGACGTTGTTCAAATTGGTTTTTTAACTGGTTCATTTAGCGACCAGGGGCAGATTACGTTTAGTACTAATAATAGTTCAGGTATTGCCGAGCGTATGCGAATTACGCAGGCAGGGCTCGTGGGCGTGGGGACTAGTTCGCCTGCCAAGCTTTTAGAAGTCAACGAAGGCGATATTCAAATCCGCAACAGCAGCACTGCGTCGATTAATACGCTGCTGAATTACGGTCTGACATTCCGAAGCACAAACCAAATAGGTCAGGACCGGGGGACGATTGCTGAAATTAAACCGTATCTGGGTGGCGCTGGCGATAACGACTTCGGCCTGCAGTTCCGCACCCAAGCTACAACTGGCGGCGGTGTAACTACCAAGATGACTCTCACGCCCGGAGGGTCACTGGGGATTGGCACTACGAGCCCTACTGATGCACAGTTATACGTCAATTCTTCTGCCATTTACGGCGTTCGGATCAATCACGCTACTTTGCCTCTGCAAAGTTTTCTTGTTAATGGAACGCAGGCTTTTTCAATCGGCGCAAATAGCGGTGGCGGCGGTAGTTTTTATTACGGAACTGGAAACGTTGAAGCCGTCCGCATCGACAGCTCCGGCAGGCTCCTAGTGGGCACGTCTAGTGCGCGTAGCAACTTCTACAACAGCAGCTCCTATTCTCCGCGCCTGCAACTTGAATCCGCAAACGATGGCGCCAGTTCTAGTATCGCCTTGATATCCGTT